TAGGATAATATTTAAAACTAATAGCACCCGGAAGAGATATAAAAATTATTTTTGTATTATCATATAAAGTTGCATTACGAGTATATGCTAAAAAAGGTACAATAGTAACATCTTTATCATTACCTACATCAAAAGTTATTTCTCTACTTGCATATATAAAATCTGTTGTTTTTTCGCAATTACCAACATAATAATTTTTATAAATCTTATCAGTATTATTATATGGCGAATCATAACAAATTTGAATCCAAAAAGACCAAGCTAAATACAAATCGGGAATTATATCTTCCATAGTAACATTTGTATTATCATCCACTTTTGTATTCTTATATAGAACACAATTAAATTTAGGAGTTGAAGAATAATAAACTTCAACATTGAATAACGTAGGAATAGAAGATTGGAACTTATTACTTATTGCTTTACTATTATAGTTTCTAAAATCACCTAATCTATAAGGAGAATTAGCACCACCTTTTGGAAAATGTTTTCCTGAAGCATGTACAGTATGCGAATTAGCACTTGCATCTTTATCAGTACCTCTAACTCCATATACATTATCGAAATGAAGTTTTTCACATGCTTTAATAGCAAAACCTTCTCCACCATAATTATAACGTAAGTTCTTATAAGTATCCATAGGTATATTCATACCACAACGAACAACACAAGTATATTTACTATATGAAGATGTTACTATTTCATCAGAGTCTTCTCTAATAGGATATTCTTTAAATTCACCTTTACAATTAATAGGTTTATACTTACTCCATATATTTATATTTTCACTCTTACAAAGAGTAGCAAGGTCATTGCTACTCTCTCCAAGAGCTCGTTTAACATCATCAATGCTAACAGGAGCACTAATAATTCCACTATCACTATTGTAAGACATAATCTTTATTTTTTAAATATTCAACTTCAGTTCCTTATTCTGTTACAACTTCTTTAGTAACAACTCGCTCTACTGTTACATTGAACACTAGGCAAGGCAGCTCTATAAGAGCCACCCTGCGTTAATACTTACTCTGCTGCCTCGCTTGCCATATTAGCGGCGATAGCGGAATTAACCTCCTTAATCAATGCTGATACCTCACTGAGCTTGCTCTGCGGAACACCGCTGATGTTGTAGGTCAGCTCGCTGCCGTTGGAGCTGGCGTTCGCATTGCCGAGATAATTACCATTTGGGTCACCATAGATACTCATATTGATGCTCTCAATGTTGCCACCCGTCTTGTCAACATTGTAGGTGATTTCTACTCGATAGCCGCCCTTGGTGTAAGTGGCAGCTGTCTGTTCACTTTTCTTGTTAATCTTTAAATTCTCCATTTTCTAATCTAATTTAATGAATTAATATTCTTGTTATCTAATCTCTTCTTGTTATTGCCGTCCTTATCTCCACTCAATCGCTGAACCTCTGATTCGAGGAAGACCACCCGAGCCTTTAACCTGCTGACCTCATCGCCCACCTGCTCGATAGCACCGAATGCCGTTGCAATCAGCTTCGGAGACCAGTAGTTAATCTTGTAGTAGCCCTTCTCGTCCGTCTCCACGATGTCCTTTAAGTGAGGGTTGCACAAGACGTGCTGTGCAATCCAACCGATAGACCTTGTGTTGTCCTTCTTCCAAGCAAAGCCGAACGTGCCACCCATTGCCTTGATGATGCCGAAGTAGTCCAGCTTCCGCAAATCCTGCTTCAAGCGGATGTCAGAAGATTGATAAGCTGTAACTCCACCTTTAGCAAGAATACTATTAGGGAAGTAAGTATTCATATAAGCATCATAATCATATATATGACCAGTAGTACTAATTGTATATCTGTCATTAGGATAATTATATTTAGTTAAAGCTAAAGCTCTAATTTTAGCAACAATACCATTACGTAAATTAGTATTATTGCTAGGATGACTAAATACTAATCTTACATAACGATATGTATCATTACCAACATTTACACCTAAAGGACCAACACAAATATCACATTTGTGTGACCATCCAGATATTATTTTAGAAACATATTCTTTATAACCACCAGTACTACTTCCAAAGTATACTTGACATTTTATATCAACTCCATTATTTACATCAACACTTATCCAACTAAGTTCTTGATATGTTTCATCAGGAATCTTAACAGTAACTCTAAGTTGATTTTTCTTTATTTGAGCAAGTTTATCAGCATTAGTATCACCAAGCATATTATTAGACCCTAAAAAATAATTAAATACCCTAGCGTTATCATTTACAAGATTAAATCTATTTTCAGGATTACCATAATATGTATTCCAACTAGCACCGTTATCCATTGAATATTCTACTTGTATATTATCCTGAGGAATACCGTTAAACATATTAGTAACATTAGCAGCAATACTACCATCCCAATTTTTTACTTTAGTACCAAAAGCGTTTACGTCAGCAGTAGTAGCATTTATAGCTTTAGCTGTTAATAAGCTGTTAATAGTAGTAGAACCATTAATACGAGTATCACCATTAATAGTAATGTTATCGCAACTAATAGCATTATTTACATTAAGAGCTTTAAAACTAGCACTACCACTTTGTGATATTTGCCAATAAGTACTACCTATTTGACTACATATATCTTGAGTACATACCCAACCAGAATTATTAGCATTACCTAAATATAAATTACCGCCACTACCTCCAATTCTAGCTCCACTATCAGGAGTTATAGTTGTAATACTTGCGAGTCTAAGTGTACCATTACTTTGTGCATTATTAGCATTAAACACATAACCATCAGCTATACCAAGATAAATAGTTTTATTAGAATGATTATATCTAAGTCCAGCCCATTTATTCCAATCCCAAGCAGTTTCACCAAAACGAATAGCATTACCTGTATTAAATATTACTTGGTCGTCTATAGCTGATATACGAGCATTAGAACTTATATCACTATTTAATCGTATAGCTCCGTTACTAGAGTTACTATTATTTATGTATATTGTTCCGTTCACATTACCTGTGCCATCAAAACTTTGACCCCAAATAGTTCTAGGAGTTTGAAGTTTAGTTGCAGAATTAGCATGACTTACAGTACAAGTATCTGTACCGCTAACCGTACCTTGGTACGCAACATTATACAAAGCGGTGGCGGCAGCAGACAAACTAGTATAAGCCTCCGTGTTATAAGTTGAATTAATCAAACCGAAGCTATTATTTATGCTACCACGTGAATCTTGTATAACACGAATCACAGTTCCTTGATATGCACCTGTAGTTTTGAGGAACACATCAACATAGGCATTTTTCAGATGTATGTAATATCCTGCTTGAATGCTATCGGTAGCATACCCTTGGCGTATTAACCAACGTAGGGAAACACCACCTCCTGCGGTATCGCTATTTGCTATATCATTAGTTCTAAATTCCACTCTACACAAACCGAAGTTTCCACCATGATATCCTTGGCTGATATAAAGTAAAAGAGCGTTATCGTTCCAGCTGTGTGCAACTTTGATATGAGCAATACGCTTGAATGGATTAGGGTCGGTATTACCAATATTGATAGTACAATAGTTGATAGCTCCATTAAGAGACACATTTCCTGTACCATCAAAATTGACATTTCCAACAAAATCTCTTCCAGCTATAGATATATTGCGAGCAGTGACAAGTTTCGTCGCCGAATACACTTGCATGTTCGCCAACGATTTTGCTACCGTTCCGATTGTCATGCTCACACCATTGTTCGTGTTGCTAAGAGCGGTGAATATGCCATTGAGGTGGACGTTATCCAACTTGTCCGCATTGGAGATAGTCTTGCTGTTGATGTAGCCCCATATTGCAGACGCTGGTCTCCTATGTATTTTGTTCTTGGCGTTGCTGTCATTGAATCCATTATCGCTAGCATAGGAGGTAAGAATCTCCGTCTTGTCGGTCACATTTAATGTGCCTATCGATATGGAAGCAATCAAGTCCGTGTCCGCAACGGTCACGTCAGCAGAGCCATTGAATGACTTGCCGAAGACCAAGAGGGAATGGTTCACCTTGGTTGCTGTAGCAGCATTACCACTAATGCTAGCACTAGAAGTTATAAAACCAGCTCCGTTAGTTAACTGATTAGTATTACTAGGTATAACAAAACTTTTAGGACTAGAACCATCATAAGAACCTGTATTATATCCACTCCAAGATAATGAATTTGGAGATTTAAGAGAAGTAGGTATATCAGTCTTCTTAGCATAATCCGCAAGACTTTGATGACTAGTAAGATAAGTACCTAAATTAACAGCTGTACCTCCACTAGCTGCAATAATTTTAGTAGTACCGTTGATTATTACACTATGTGTATGACTAGTTGCCGACTTACCACTAAGAAGTGAATCTACACTACTTTTGGTATAATAGTTAGCAAGACTTTGGTGAGAAGTTAAAAATGTAGCACCTTTAGTAAATGTAATACCCTTTCCGCTTTTAGATACAGACGTGATAGCATTCCCACTTCCACTTACAGATATTGCATTAACGTAACCATCAAGTGACTGATGACTAGTTAAGAACGTACTACCTTTAACTACGCTGATAGTAGTACCATTCTTGGTGACAGACGTAACCGCATTACCGCTACCGCTAACAGAAATAGCAGTAGCACTACCACCTTCCAAGCTGGAGATACGAGAATCAAGAGCCTTGATGGAGTAGGCAGAGGCAATCTCAGACAGCGATTCTGATGTAAGCTTCAAGGCACTTGAATAACTCTTCACACTGCCGTTCAAGCCGCCACCACCGCCCGTGGTAGATGCTCCTGCTCCGTATGCCGTGATACCGCCTGTGGCATAGAGATTACCATCAATCTTGATAGCCTTGTTTGTGGAATCATACGTGAGCTTAATGCCATGGAAGGAGATTGCGCCCTCGAAGGTAGCATCGCCCGATACACCAAGTTTAGAGAATGGTGCGTTTGGCTTCAAAGACACAAGGTCGGCAACGCTCGTTCCTGCACTTCCTGCCTTCCAAGTCGGCTCGAAGAAGATGAGGTATGCGCCAAGATTCTTTTCGCTGATGATAAACGATGTCGGGTCTGCGTGAACCTTTCCGCTCACATCCCACCAGATAGCACCATTGGCAAGATAGCCAGAGCCATCGAAGCGGATGAGGGAGGTTGCAGGGGTAAGATTTCCGCTATTATAGTCCTTATCCACCATCTGACCGCCCCACCATGTTGCGATACTCTTCTTTCCTCTATTTGGGTCTATTGCTCCGTTGATACCGCTCTGAACGTTTCCGTCTCCGTCTCTCAGCGCAAGGAGCGTTGTCATTACAAGACCACCGTCAATATCTGTAGTCTGACCGAGCGCATCCTTGAGATACTTGTAACCTGCGAGGTCTGTGATATTCTGCTGCAAGTCACCATATATCTTGCTAGTGATATAGGCGTTTGCCAAGCCAAGTTTGTCATAGAATGCGCTGTATGCAGACTGAAAGTTGGTAAACTTCGTTCCCACGGCTGAGACGATAGCAGCCTTGCCGTTGGTATCAGTCTCATTGTATCTTTTAGATATATCTGAGAGATACGTAACGAGTTCCGTTTTGGCACTCGTGAGAGTAGCAAAAGCGGTGTTGAGGTCGGTGAGTTCCTTGGTGTTCGCCAGTACCTCTGCGTTCTTCACTTCATTGTACGACTTCTGTGCTGCCGCAAAATCATCTTCAAGTCGCTTAGAATCCTGCGCCATTGCTGCAATCTCGGAAGGCTCTAGGTAGCCATCGGTAACATAATTATCGAATTCCTTCTTATTATCAGTGACCGTATTTCCGAGGTTTTTAATGTCCGTCTGTGCGGTCTGTGCCGCCTTCTGAGCATCTTCTGCTGCCTTTTTGGCTGCGTTGGCAACGGTATCATCGGTGTATTTAGATGCTTTAATCCAATCACCGATGGCGAACTGAGAACCAGCCGCTTTGTTGGTCTGACAGCGCAATACCTCATTCTTGTAGGTACTGCCGTCAGAAGGATAAGTGGCATTAACCCATATATCGCCAACCTGATAAGGTGTCGTAGGCTGAACGCTGAACACCTTCATCTTCCCGTTTGCGGTCTCCTGTGCCATTCTTGCATCGGAAAGGGCTTTGGCGATGTCGGTATCTGTAATGATAGTCCACTTATAGGTGTTGCTATCCTTGGCAAAGCGGTATGCCTTGCCCGTCTTGTTGTCGTAGTAAAGGTCGCCAAGATGGATTTCTTTATCCTTATCGGTCTTCCAACTGATGGCTGGGGCATTCTTCAAGGTAGGAACACCATCATAGAACCACGTTTCGATAGCACCATCCACCTGATTCTGCAATTCGGCAATCTTATTGAAATACTGAGACAATTCCTTGCCATCCACAGTGGATTTAGCGGAAATCTTAGCCTTAACAGACATTTGCTTAGTGCTGCTATCATATCTGATATAAGAGCTGCCCTCATAGCCATTCTCCTTTGTAGGTCTATCGCCTACATACATATCGCCATAGACGTTGAAGAATGCCTTGTTATTCTGCTTATTCACACCATATTCCACGTACTCCCTATTGGCAAAGGAATAGCTGTTGATGCCGTGATAGAGGCTAATGGATGGCGAATAGGTATCTACCGCCGAGAAGATAAGGCAGTTCTGACGTTCTACATCGGTTCTATTACCGCACTGGTTGAGCACATCACCTTTCGCAGGAACATCGCTTACCGTAGCGCAATCGGTATCGGATAGGTCGATATAATGATACTTCTTTCCTTCCAGTTCTACAGGGTCTTCATCACGACCGATTACCAATCGCCAATAAAAGTGATTGCCAGCCTTGTGATAAGTGCCCTTGCGAACATTGAATGATTCCGAGCGCACTTGGTCGTTAATCGCGAAGTCGTTATCTACCGCATCACCATCCTGCTCTGCTAAGAAATAGCAACGATAAGCCTTCTGTGACACATTATTGTATGTCACAGTAACTTCTTCTACCTTATGAGCCACCACACCGCCAGCAGGAGAGATTATCTCCTTACCACCGATGGTGGATGTTTTATTGATAACCAGCTCCTCGAAGATAGCCTTCATTCTTACCTCCAAGTAATCTGTGATGAGGTGCGAACGACCTTCTGCATCTGGAGTCCACGAGCCTCCGTTCTCATTGTTGGAGTTACCGATAAGCAATCCACTAAAGAACTTCTGCACCTTTTCCCAAGTGATCGTGCCGTTGGCTATGTCATCGTTTATCTTTGAGATGAAGTGCTTACTTCCCTCTGTTGCAATCTGGCCCTTGACTTGTGTAGTTGTCAATCCTGCACCTGTTCCGCCATTTCCACTTTGGAGCGACGATATCTGTTGCTGAATTTTCTGGATAGTTCCAACCTCCTTATCCTCGCGAAGAGTTATATCGTAGGTAGGAATCTTACCATCTTCTTCCTTGATTGTGAGCTGATCTATGGATATTACACCGCCAATTCTGAGGTCAGTATCCTCAAACTCCATCAAGTCTCCGGCTTTGAGCGTATCATGAAGACTCTTGATAACTCCTGTAGTATCCTTTTCAGCAAGATCATGCTGTCTTGCCATGAAAATCTCATCAACCTTAGGCTGATAGACGTACCTTGTGTAGTCGTTCTTGTCAATGAATGCTATGGCGTATTTAAGGAGCTTCAGAGACGCAGCATTGACATACGAATCAGGAAGTGTGATGCCGGTAAGAACGAAATGGTCGCCATTCTTGATAGGGTAGTCCTTGTATGGGAACCACAGCTCAAGAGCGTCGTCCTTTACTCTTTCAATAGTAAGCCTCCATCTTCCATCAATCTTGGCTGATGAAGCTACCTTGAATGTTCGTCCGCCACACATACCATCCTTCATCGAGATGGAGAAGTCGTCATCCTTTAAGTCGTTGATATCAAAGTCGATAGCCTTTTTAAGATAGATATCAACATTCTTTACGGTTTCATTATCGCCAAATCTTCCGTCATCATCAGGAGCCACACCCTCATCAATCTCATCAACACGTACGCCACCGATTTCCATCTCCTCGATAGTAGGGTAGATTTCAATAACTCCATTTGTCTTATCATCTGTTTCAAAGAATTGCGATGCAGAACGAAGGCCAATCTGCTCGATGTTGATAGAATCGATGTATGGCCTGTGCGGATCTGTGGAGAATTTATGCTGTCTCCCGGTAGGATTCACGTACTTCTTCTCTTCATTCGTGAGTGAGTTATAGAAATCGCTCAGCGATACATGAGGGAATCCAGGCAACATAAGTCTATTGATGGACATGTTGTTCGGAAGATTCTTTGCATACTCCTTCATAGATGAAGGAACAGCCTTCTTGTTGAGACCGGACGTGATATACATCTTTGTATTTTCGGCCTTGACCTGCGCAATAAACGCATCAAGCTTCTCCTTTGATTCCTCATCTCCGGTGTCAGTCTGTGTTCCCTTCAGCTCAGAATAGAATCTACATTTTTTAGAGTCGTATGCCTGTGTTACATAACCGGTAATCTCAGTTTTGAAATCAAATGTAACCTTAAGTACCCAACCGAGAGACTGCTCGCCAGTTTCCCCAGGAACAATATACTTTCTCGGATTCTTGAAATATGTTTCTATATAATCGAGGTCCAGTTCAAGTGTAACATTCGTGCTGGCCCCGACGACTTTCGTGATGTTCGCCACATACTTGACACCGAGGTCCGCATAGTAGTGAGAAGGAAGATTCTTCTCGGAACCATATGCTCTTAGTCTTGTAACGACACTCTGATCGGAATCAGCGTTCTGAACAATCTCATAGAGTCCGTTGCCGAGTCCGTACTTGAAGATATGATTAGCCTGTATTCCGGTAGTACCGACATAGATGTTTCTTCCTCTGACGATGAAGTTTATGTCCCACTTCTCGTTCACAAGCGCAAGGGCTTGCCAACAGGTCTGCGAATCCACTGTAATGGACATCGATTCGATGACGTTATCGTCGGTTTTCTCACCATAAACCGACAACCACTCACTTTCAAGGGCTCCACGCTGAACGGAACGGTCCTTGTTTCGGGAGTAAATCTTCCAAAGACCTGCACCAATCTGCTCGTTTAAGCATGCCTGGATTCTGTCTAGCAAATCATCCAAAGTCTGTACATAGAATGGGAATTTCGGCAGGGCAGTGTAGTGAAGCTCGTTATCGTTCAATACCACATCGAGGAACTCTGCCCTGGCAAGCTCATCCTGCAATGCATTGAACTTTACGCTGTCATACACGAAGCCCTCACCGTAGGTGTCAGGTCTTGCCTGCTTATCCTTGCCCGGCTCGTAGTTGAGCTCAAACCGCTCGCCACGATAGACAATATAGTCGCCTATCTGAAAGTTGATAGGCACTTCGTGCTTGAAGTTGATAGTCAAAAAGCACTCACCCATCCAGGAATCAGAGTATTCCAATCCATGAACGGTTATCTGCTCTCCGTTAACGTCTGTCAGCTTCGAGCCATCCTTATGATAAATATTCCAAGCGCTCATCTGTATGCTATACTAAATTTGAAATATTGCCCTGTGTATCCTTAATCGGCTTAATATCAGTAACAGGGTCGTTAAACTTGAAAGTAATAGAGAGGACTAGCAAGTCCTCGTTATCCGGATCCCTATAGAGGTTTGGATCAATATCCTTAAGTCTTACATGCTGTCTTCCGATTCTATTGAAGTCGCAATACATCTTCATCATGCCTGACTTGCGGATGTAATCAATAAAAGCCTTACATTTCTCGTTAGCGCCGAAAGCCTCGCCGTGGAACATAAACTTAACCTTATTCTCGTAGGCTGCCATATAGAGTCCATCCTTTCCGATATATTCGTCATCACCATGCTCATCGTGCCACTCCCTTTTCGGTGGTTCCTTGACAGAATCACAAGGCTTGAACGGACTCTCGCTAACGTACATACCGAAGTCGGCGATGGAGTCCTTCACCTCGTTCCCATCGCCTTCCTTCTGCATGTATATCCTGAAATAATCTTTCATACCTTAAATCAACTTTTTATAATTGCAAATATACAAAATAATACATAAATATGCAAGTAATATGCGCATAAATATGCGTTAGTTGAACTTAAAGTCGTGTCTATCCCTGATATTGACTGGTCCGGTAGCTTTCACGACTGTTCCTCCGTATTGGTAGACGAAGCACTTTGCGGTATCTTCACATTCAACATGAAGCTCTGAACCATCTAACAGATTGACAAACACCCTAGAGAATCCCTTAACCTTCAGGTAAAGTGAAGAGTTGTGTCTTACGTATATCTCTCCACTGTCCATCCAGTCATAGCTGATATTTGCTACACACTCTCCATTGAGGATGACAACCTTCGGATTTTGCAGGTCAACGTTCTCGTCAACATACACACCATGATCGTGAATGACATCACCAAAGTACTTCTTCATATCTTTGGTCGAAGGCCAGTTCTTCCCGATACAGAAGTCGATACCCTTAACAAACTTCTCGACCATCTCATGCTTGGATGAGTTGTCGTGCCACTCGGCGGTCCACTGAGCGCAAAGACCCAGTGAAACCGCCTCGTTCTTCATTCTGTCTGATAAATTTCTTTTTTCAAACATAATTATTTCATTTTTAAAGATTTCGTACCATTGATAACTCTGTTGAAGTTATCGTTATACTCAATGAAAATTTTCTCGATTCTCTCTGCTGCATCTGCATTACGCAAGGTATTCCGAGCAATCAGGTTAAGCTGCGTGAGCTGAGATTTTGCAATCTCGCTCATCTCTGGAATGAACTTACCCTGCATTTCCCTTATCACAGAAACATCAAGTCGGACCGCATTGAGGTAGGATGCAAGAAGATCAGCTGTCTCCTCTGTAATGCCTTTTATCGAGTTGGTCGTAGAGGAACTTCCGTTCTCTCTCATGTCAAATCCGTTATTCTTCATTGCATCAAAGAGTCCGGTTATCTGGGGAGTTACCTTTTCTCCAACTTCGTTGAGAATCTTTGCAAACGTATCCATATCTGTCTCGTCAAGCTGGCCCTTTTCGTCCAGAACGGATGTAAGCCATTCGAGAGGTTTTTTGAGCGCATTTTCCATGATTTTCTGTGTAATGATATTCTTTACCACATCGCGAACCATGTCTTTGACTTTCTTCTTGTAGGCATCAACTGCATCCTCACCTTTAGCCCATGCGCTTACGATAGTATCTGTAAGAGTACTTGCCCAGCTCTTCATATCGATAGAGTAAACGTCTTTCAGGAAATCCTGTGCGAACGTCTTGATCTGCAACTGCATCTCCTTGATTTGCTGATCGTAGTCGGCAATCTTATCCTTGTCCGTCTTTTTCTTATCCTCCTCAGCTTGTCTCTGCTTTCTCAACTCGTCTTCCTGAGCGTGGAGTAGGGCGAGCTGATCTGCGTATGCGGAAGGATTCGTCTCTGTCTTCATTACAGCGTCATAAGTCTCCTTGCTGTAGTGACTGAAGTTGCGTCCTCCAAAGAAATTCTTTCCAAAATCGGTCTTAGAGAAGGCATCCCAAGCCTTATAGTCATTCTTGACATCGTTGAGCTTTTTATTCGTATCTGAAGACCTATCGTAAGAATAGATTCCACCGAGCGTCTTTTCGATGACAGAATTGATATTGTTAGATAGGTTCTTCAATTCATTCAGCCGTCTCCCTGCAAGCTTTATCTGCCTGTCGAGCTTGGCATCATGAGCCTTTGCAAACGCCTTGATAGGAGAGGTAAATATGCCAGTGACACCGGCAAGGATTCCACCAACGTTGCCGGACTCCGCGCTTGTTACCACCTTTGACAGTGAACTTGACATGCCGGAGAATGTCTCGAAGAACGCAGAAGCGTCCTGCCATCCATCAGACTCAGTGTCAGCTCCGAGAAGGGAAGCTGTCTCTTTGATGTCATTGAATGCTTCACTCATTCCCTGGACATTCTGGTCGATAATACTTATTACGTTAGCAAACTTATCAAGAGACTCCTTTGCTTTTGTTCCATCCTTAAACAGAATCTCAGCAGCTTTCATCATAGCCTTTCCGCTGGCAATCATGCTGTCACCACGCTTAATGAAGTTTTCGTCTCCCATTTTGAGACCAAGTTCACGAACCTTCTTTCCTTCAGCAATTTTACTTGCTGCGATGGTCATCTGCTCGCTGGCATCAGAAATCTTCTGCTCGGCCATTCCCTTCAGACCACCATTGAGGAATGTCTTTCTTGGGTTCGTCAGCTTCGATAACTGCTCATCAAGCTGCTTGATTTCCTTGGCGTACTCTCTAGCATCAATGGCTCCGCTTTGTAGAGCCTCATTGATATTCTGCCTGATTCTTGCTCCGATAGTCTGAGCCTTATCCATACCGAGAGACACGATGGCTCCGTAGAAGTTGAGATAATCAGAAGAGTTCTTGAACTTGTCAAGTTTAACCTGACCAATCTCCTTGTCTCTCTGAATCTCATATCTCGCCTTGATACCAGGATCATTCGTCTTGCTGATAAGCTCGTTGTATCTCTCCCTTATCTTCAAGATTTTATCCTCATAATCTTCTGTCTTCTCGATGATGTCGGCGGCATCCTGCAAAGACTTAGCGTAATTACCACGGAGTAGTTCTGTAATCTTCTTCCACTCTTCGTACTGATTTGGCAGCTTAAGCTTTGCCTTAGCTTCACCATCCGTCATATTGAGAGAGTTCTGAAGATTAAATATCTCATGGTAGTGAGCGTAATACTCGTCCATAAGAGATTGAGTCTTGTCATCCATCTGGAAAGCGTCAATCCATGCGGACTCAGCAAAGAACTTGCTGCCTGTCTTTTCGAGAAGACTCTTGTACAAATCCCAACGTTCTGACAGCTTGTTCATGGACTCATTGAAGTCAGCTGCCTTTCTCTCGTACTCCTTCTTGTCCTTCTCGTCGAAGAGCCACTCTGCAACCTCGCGATAGATAGAAGTCTGGAACTTCTTTCTCTCGGTGGTGTTTATACTGAATCCTTCAAGGAGAGAATGGACGGCCTTCTGATAGTCGTCAAGATTAAGACCGGTAACCTCTGGGAAGAGATTGTAAGTCTTCTTCTTTGCCTCTTCATCAGACATTATGCTCTTGTACTTCTGGTACATCTGCCTTGCAGACTTCAAGCTGCTAAGGCGTTCCTGCAAGCGTTTGAGCTCAGTATCTTCTTCGCGACCATTCTTGTTTTTGTCTTTTCCAAAGTTACCTGTAACCTTATTCTTCCCAAGGTCGTCAGAGATGTAACCTGCATCGGCAATAGCTTTCCATAAGTCATACTTATGTTTAGCATTCTTGTACTCAGAAGAATTCTTGCTTACTTTTCCATTGACTATAGTGTCAAGCTCATTTCTTGCAGCTTTGAGCTCCTTACGAATATTCTCGCCTGTAGTCTCGAACGACTGGTCTTGCACTTGTCTTAACGCATTATCAACCTCTCTCGTCCAAAACTTACCTTTCTTTTTGTTTCCAGTGAAAGTTCCGTTCTTGTGAAGTCTTTTCCTTATAATCTCTGAGAAAGGAGTGTTCACGCCAGAGTTATACGAAGGCTTTCCCTGCTTTCCGTTACCACTATCGCCTGGCCAAAAGTCCATATCCATGAGCTTACTGATAGCCGAATGAAAATAATACAATATGGTTTTGCTTGTAATATTTGCCTTCTGAGCCATCTTGTCCATCATGCTGGCGAAAATCTCAGGGTTTCGTTTTGCCCACGTGCGGAATTGATCTTGAGACAATCCGAGCTGTTTTCTGATGGACTCAAGTCCTCTCGGCACGTCGTCATACATTATTTCGGACACATCATCGCTAGAATCCTTCGCTCTTTCCGCAAGTTCCTTTAACCAGTTTTCTGTCTCCTTGCTTCCATTTGCAAACTTGTCGACAAATTTTTCCCAATCATCTCCGCCAATAGTCGCAAGCATCCTAATCTGCTCAGTAAGGGGCAGACCCTTGATTTGATTTGCTAGCTCTTCGTTGTTTTCCATCAAAGATCGGATAAAATCCTCCATTTTTGCCTTTGTGCTAGAGTCGAGCTCGTCGAACATCACCTGGAACTTAGACAGAGATTCTTGTGCTTGTTCCACATTCTTTGCAATATCATCGTTCGTGAGTCCATTCAACCACTGTAACCATTGTGGAGTATCAGCTCCGATCATATCGAATAGGTTGTCGCTAACAAGACCTGTTGCTGAAGTTGCGTTATTCGTTATAACTCCATATTTATCAGCTAATCCATCATTTGCTTTTTTCGCATCCTCAATTTTTTCTTTGAGTATGTCGTATTGTTTTGACAGGCTTCCTGCGCTTTCAACCTGCTGCTTGATAGAATCCGTGTAATCATCTGAGCTTTTCAGAATCTCCTTCATCGAATCAACTTGTAAAGAAAGGTTGGATGAGTCTTTTGGGCCTAATCCGGACAGAAAATCTTCGTATTTTTTAGACTTCTGCTTAGCTCCTTCAATCAATGCATTTTCCTCTTCCTTGACTCTACTTGACCATTGATAATACCCCATCAACAATGAAGTGATAGTCGTAATACCGATTCCCCACCAACCACCGATAGCGTTGATAAATCCTCCGATCTTTGAAGTTGTCATGCTCCATACGGCAGACATTCTGCCTCCATTCAAGATGATTTGCTCTTGTTTGGCGGTTATTTGTCCCATCAATACGAGCTGTCTAATTATCTCCTTTGAAACCAAGCCCTCCTTGACCGCTCGTTGCATCTGCAATACGGACATTCTTCCTTCGAGTGCAGCCCTATTGTAGCTCGCGACAAGCGATTGCTTTTCAGACAGAATAGCAGCTCTCTTGAACACATTCTGTTGGGCAATCTTCTGTGTAATCTTTCCTTCCACAACAAGTTGCTGCTGTTCGATAGCATAAGACTTTAGCTGGGCATTCATCTGCTGAGTATAACTCTTAGCAAGTGATCCAATACCCATCTTAGAATAAGCCATACCTCCGAGTTTCCTTGCAGCAAACACCGCTCCGAATGAAAGAAGGGCAGGAGACAGCTTGTCCAAAGCTAACACAAGGTCAGTTACTCTATTTATGATGAAGGAGAAAGTACCTCCGACGACATTTTTTCCTTCAGCGAACCTTCCAAGCATAATATCCCAGGCATCAATGAGTTTATTCCATCGGCCAAGCAATGTTTCTGACAATACAAGCTGCATGTTGTAAAACTGGCCACCCTCGTCCGTCATCTTCCAAAGTACCTTCTGGACATCCTCAAAGCTAACCTGTCTAGCACTAATCATCTTCTTGACATCTGCCTGGGTATAATTGCTTCTTCCGTTCTTTCCTTCTGAGTTATAAAGCTCAGTGATTCTCTGCAAAAGAGGAAGACCGGCGTAAGCAAACTGGCGCAACTCCTTACCATCGAGCCAAGAACGAGCCTTTACCTGGCCGAATGCCAAACCCAATCGTCCGAAGTCTACACCAAGACCAGATGCAATATCCGCAAGTCGCTTTGTGGTATCATACAAGTCATTTGCCTCGACTCCAAATGCAGCCAGCTGCTTTACATCTCGGTTCAGCTCTCCAAACTTGAATGGAGACTGCAACGCAAGCTGCTGAGTCTGAGCGAATAATTCGTCCGCCTTCTGCACATCTCCAAGGATAGAACGCAACGCAACATGCTGCTGAACAATCTCACCACCGGTCTGTACGATTGAATTAAAGAATTGCTGTGCGCCAAAGACAATACCTCCCTGTAAGAAGAGAGACTTGATGTCTCCGACTATGGATTGCATCTTCTTCGCTTCAGCGTTTGCTCCGGCGAATGCTGAAGCAAGGTCGTTTCGTGCTCTTGCAGCCGTCTGAGCAATCTCCTGCTGGCGCTTCTGTTCAAGCTCGATACCTTTCTGAACCTCTTGGTTTACTGCTTTCTGATCTTGAAGAACCCTAGAAGCTAATGTGGTATCGTGGCCACTACCGATATTGCCAAGCATACCGAGGCTATTCTTCCAGTTCTCTGAATTGAGTCTGTCTTTGATAGTTCTAAGATCCCTCATTAAAGAAAGGAGCCTGCTAATCTCAGCTTCTGCTTTACTAACATCTGCTCCGACAGAAATTCCTCGGCTGTATTCAGAGCGGAGCTGGCGAACCTTATTTCCGAGAGAATCATACCGACGCTCCGTGTTCTTCAAATCATTCTGGCGTTGCCTCTCTGCCTCTTTTGCCTCGCGTGCTGCGTCCTTTATAACCTTTGCATAAGTATTTGCTTTATCTATAGCATTAAGATACCCGGAACTCTTTACGACATCAGTTGCAGTGAGTCCTGTGATAGGATGAATACCTCTGTTATTCCTGATCTGTTCTAATTCAGTTCTGTATTTAGACAGCTCTGACAACGACTGACGTATGTTGTTCGTTGAATCGACGCCAAACATCTGTATGCCTTCACCATGGCGTTTATTGATTTCGTCAATAATAGAAGATAACTTATAAAGTTCTCTCTCTGCCTTGTTTGCCTCAGTTGCAACGCTGTTAGGAAATATGTTGAATCCAGCACCTTCCTTGGACACCTCTCCGAGTATGCGGCCTATTTTGTACAATCCGTCCTGGACAGACTCCAACTGCTGGAGTTTTTTCGAACTGAAGAAATCTTCGCTTGAAAATACGCCAATGTTACGACGTAATTCTTTAACGAAGTTGTTTAGCTTTCCAAAACTACGACCTCCCTTATCTCCAATACCTTTTGTTGCTTCGGATATTGCTTCCAAAGCATTCTGTGCCTGCTTACCAGTAGAATCAACCTTGTTTAATTCTCTGATAATCTTTTTGGTTTCCTCTTCAATTCTCGATTTTAGAGTGAGCGAGAAACTGAGGTCTCCCATATTTCCACCTGCCATATCCTGAATATTTTTAAATTAGAGTTTATTGTTTAAGTAATCTGCAAGACTTATCTTCTTGCCAACGAGGCTTCCCTCATTCTTCTTTTTCTCCATCCATCTGTCGTAGAGGTCATCCATCTCCTTCTTGGTATGCTTCTTCGGACCGCCTTCCTTCTTGGCCTTTGGATAGACGACAAGAGGCTGGTCTGCAACCATTAGGTCAATCTGTGCTGATGAATAGCCCCACCAGTAGTCGTAGGCTGCAATGAAGTACTTGCGCTGAAAGAGGAAACCGAACTTCTCCGCTAGTGAGAAGGCTGCTCCCCAGCTGGTTCTGCTTGGATAGCTTTTGCTTCGCTCCTCGTCATCGTCATCATCACGTCCGTCATCCCGGTCGCTAATATGGTAGCCAGTGAGAATGCGTTCGATGGAATTTTTTTTTTAGAAACATCGAGGACTCTCAGCACCTCGGCCACGTCCACATCCTTGATGTAGTAGAGCCAGCGCCAGTAGATCCAATACAGGAATCGTATCTTCCAGATGTTGTTGAGGAGAATGCAGACACAAATCTTTACGTTGCGCTTCCATTCGTTCTTCTCCTTTGCCCTGATGTGGGAACACCTGCTCATGGTTCCCTTGCGAAGCCAACCGAGCTTGTGCTTCTTTCCACGGAACACGAACTCGGTAGGCTCGTCGTGCAGCACGCTGTCAAGCAACTCCTGCAAGTCCACTGAAGGCTGCTCTATTTTCTTTTCTTCTGCCATGATTGTATGCTATTAAATGAAGAAGGGCGGCACGGCTGTTGATTAGCCTGCCGCCCAACGGTTTGTTATCCTGAATCTAATTACCTAAAGAAGCCTTTACTTGATTAACCGCCAATGACTGGTTCACCAGCAGCTGGAGCCTTAGTAAGCCAAGCGATGCTGCGCTTACCTGCACCCTCGATAGAACCTGAGAACTTAAACGCAACTGGCTCAGTACCGGAGTTGTCCCACTGCAATGTAGCGTAGAGAGCGATGTTGGTAATAACCATGAGGTTCTCCTTCTCGTCGTCAACAATAACGATAGTACCCTTGATCTTGAACTTCTTAGGCTCAACAGCGATACCTGTAAAGCCGGTAGTAGCGTCGAGGGTAGCGTCACCTGTACCCTTCAGAGTAACCTTGGTCAGCTCTGTGATAGCATCCTCGCCGAACATAATTGTCAGCAAGTCCTTTGCCTTTGAAGGAACAACGAACTCTACATTGAAGTCGCCGAGCTCAGCTGTGGTTGCCCAGTCGCCTGCAAGACCGATAACCTTGTAGTGGTTGATGGTTGGGTCATCCATAGTCGCCTTCAGCGAGTCAACGGTAACCGGAAGCTCAACCTCTGGGGTGATGTCAACTGTAACCTTGCTCAAATCGGTAATAGCCTTTGAGTAGAGCAGAGTTTTAGGACCATTGAAAATGTCCTTCATCTTGTCAATAGTTGTCATAGCCATAATCTAAAATATTTTAAATTGTTATACCTGAATCTTATTTAGTGCGTAACCTTCCTTGTATGATCGTCACGGAAAAACCGGCGCCGTCGTCTGTCTGTAGCGTTATACGAGGATTGGAAACAATGAGATTTTTTGTAGAGATTGGAAATTTATCCATAATCTCCTGGACTTTCTCGTCAACGCTAGATACATCGAATGTATTTGGATTGCTTGCTGAAGCCTTATCGCGCACATACAACTCGATTTGAGCTGTAGTAGTGAAATCATTGTAGACTCCGCTTGAGTTCATCTCGTTATTGTAGATACTAGATGGAAAGTATACCACGATGTAGCTGTTGATTTTCGTATCAACTGCCTTTGGTCGGTTCCGGGAATAAAGCTTGTCGCAAATCCCCTTCATTGCATTACCGACATCGAAATATAGAGTCTTAATACTAACCATATCTTACATCGATCTAAAGTATCTAACCAAATATTCTCTAAGAGAGGTAATCACGTCGTGACCTCTCTTAACCTCGACAAACTTAGCGTAATCCACACCGGCAACAAGGAGCATCTGCCATGTGGCATCGTACTTTCCTTTGTTGTGTTCCCTTGAAACAAGTTCATCCCACGCAGCGTTCGGACCATATTCACCACCTTCTCCGTATTCACCCTTGTAAGGTCTCCTTCCGCTGTCTTTGAAGGAGAATGAGCTGCGATAATACTTATCGAGGTTGTATCTCTCTCCGGCAGCAAGGGTTACTCGGGTTGGCTCTGGGCCTGGAGCATAATGAATCGACTGCAATGAGCCGTTGTAATATGTACCGATAGCGGTTGACTTGTACAAGTTACCGGTTACGTCATCATAGTTTCGAGACTTGTCAGCAGCCTTCATTGTCATTTCAGCCGCATGGTCCATCTTCTGCTGCATCTTTGCTACAGCCATCTGACGGATTTTCTTCTCGACCTGTAAAAACTGACCTGATAAACTTGTCATAATCTAAACCCTTGTCAAACTCCAATACACAACAGTCCTGTTATTATCCGGTTCGCAGTCCTTAACCATACCTACCTCGGTGTTGTTGCCGACAGTGGAGTAGATGGTGTCGCCGTCAAGAGGACATCTGTCAGCATCCCATTCGTCATATCTGACCGGAATCGATGCCTTCCTCTTGTTCTGGTCGACATTCTTGTCTCCCTCTGTAGTGGTATCGGTGTAGCTGCGGCCTTCGCCATAATAGAGAATGATTTCCTTGTCCTCACCAACTGGAGCATCATCATCGGCAAACGGGTCATCAGGGTCGGCTTTTCCGACGACCTTCCTCACGATCTTGATGATGTGAGGGTATCTTGGGTTTCTGATGTTTTCCTTTTCCATACGCCTTATTTGATGATGTGAGGGAGAGGTTCTCCCCAAGGAGAATAATTCGCCCTCTTTACTCCGTGGGAGGTCACCCGGAAGGTGGATTTCTTCTTGAGCATCGAATCAGGCTCCAGCTCCGCATAGATAGCGTTAGCCTCTGCCTTCATCTCGCTCCTGTCGTTGTCCGACATATCATAGCCACCTCCCGAATGAGTCCATCCGTTATCGGAATCGGAGGTGTTATTCACCTTGCTCGGACCAAGAACAAACCATTTCAGCATGTCGGCATAGGCAAGTCTTACCTTGTCCTTGTCGCAGGCTTCGAGGTCGATGCCATTTTCAAGCTCCCTGTCGTGCATGATGCCTAACAGAGCCTTTATCGGCATCTCGAACTTCACCTTATTAATAAGGTAGTCGTTCACAGTGTAAATGTTCATCTCCGAATCCATAGTCATACAATCTAGTTACGTTAAAGAATTAACCCTTCTGAGTGATGTCGATAATCCAACGGTAAGGAGAATCGAGCAAAGCTGGAACAGAAGCGAGGAACAAGTCTGTCTTGAACTCCTGGTACATACCGTTCGCAGTAACCATGTTACGCAGCAAGCCAAGCTTGTTGTTGGTCTGCGCCCAAGCCACATCAATGAGCTTGTTGCCAAGGGCGTCAAAGATACGCTTGTCAAGGATCTCCTTACGCATGAAACGCAAAGGCTTGCCAGCAGGACGAAGAACAACTGTTCCGTCTGCCCAACCACGAATCTCTGTAACTGTACCGTCGAAGCGCTTGTTGTGCTCAACCTCATCAACAATCTCGATAGGAGAAAGACCATTGAGGTCAACAACAGACTTCAGGAACATTGCGTTGTTTGGACCGTAGTTCTGCAATACTGCCACAAAGTTAGCGTTCGCCCAGCTCTTGTACAACTCGGCAATCTGCTTGTTCTTCAAGAACACGTTATTGTAGTCGTTCTTGGTCATCTGCCATACGAGAGGTACGGTGCGGTACTCAATATAACTGTTGCGCCAATCCTCCTCAAACTTACGCATCTGTTCGAGCAAGTCGCAGTTTTCGTCGTTCCAAGCAAGCTTGCCTGCCTTTTTGAAGTTCTCATTTGGAACCTTTGCGTCATACAGAGGCTCCTGGATACCACGACCAATCTTGTCGTAGTCGATGAAACCGGTCGAACTCAACTGAGCTGACATATAGGTCATAGTCATATCAAGTGAGTTATACAACACCTGTACTTTGTCGAGGTAAGCGTCAACCAAGTCTGCATCGTTACCGAACTCATCCTGGAGAATCGTCATCTTGTGATAACGCTCTGTTGCAGTCTCACGGAAGCCATCAGCAGCGAAGTCTGGGATTGAAGCGGTGTACCACTCAATACCCTCATGGTCGTTCTGATAGCCCTCGCCGAGAGGAGCACGGAGGTTCATCAAGGTTGCAGGGTTCAATTTACGCAGACGAACCTTGAAGGTTGCGTCGCCATTATTAGATGTAGGGGTGAGATCTGGATCAATGTCACCCTGTGTCAGATACCAGCCGTAGTTACAGCGTAATACGCCGTCACGATTGATAAACTTCTGAAGGTAAGTGTTGTTACCCTTACCGGTGAAGAACTTCGCAAGATGCTCGACACCAATATCAATTTTTGCCATAATCCTGAATCAATCTTTTTACGTTAGACAATAGGTTAAATGTGCCAGAACTCTGGGTAGAGTGACTTGTTCATCGCCTTAACAGCAGGAGGAACAGGACCCATGCGGTCAAGCCACATAACGCAGTCTGGATTCAACATACAGAAGTTGACGTTTGTACGAGGCTTGTGATACTTGTCTCCGCCGGCATCGAAATAAGGGAAATCGTTGTCGCTCGGAGCAAAGCAGTTAGGGTTGGTTACCATTGGCAGCACGCTCGCGCCTGCCTTCTCTGCCTCCACCAGCACGTCGCCAGCGCTCAATGCGCCAAGCGTATCCGAGAGGGTCAGCTTCCATACGTCGCCTACCGATGTGTCGGTGGTTGCCTCCACGGCGGTCACAGTCACGCCCATTGCCTTGGTCTTGAAGTCCTTCTGGCCGATCATGATGGTATCGCCAGGGAACGGGATGTGAACGAATCCGTTACGAACGATGTAGATGTCTTTGTCTGTAGCCGCAGTAGTGGCCTTTGCCACGCCGTAAGCTTTCAGAATCTTGATGGTAGCACCAGGACCCTCGTTGCCAGCTGTAAAGCCGAGGTCGTGCTCAATCAAGTCGCCGGCATAAATCTTAGCCGGGCCCTTGAATGGGTTGACAAGCTTACCACCAATAGGTGGGTGAACGAAGGCATTCTTGATAAGCGCCTCAAGACCGGCAAACACATATCGGGTTCCGCCGACCTTACCTTCTGTCTGAATGATGGTCGCACCGTGGTTCAGCATGCCACGAGTACCCATCTGTTCCATGTAGGAAATAGAAGTGTTGTCCATAATCTTTTTACCTTTTTAAAATTGTTATCCTGAAATTACTTCTTGTCTCCACCGCCGAATCTCTTCTTTCGACGCTCGGCCACTTCTTCCATAAACTTGTCATCATCTGTGGACGTGCCTCCGCTAGACGTGCGACTGCCTTTTGCAGGAATACCGTTTTCACCGGTAGCCTCCTTGTACTCTGCGGTGTAGATTTTCTCAGCCTTAGAAACCAGGTCGTCGATGTCGACATCTTCGTCCGGAATCTCCAGCTTTGCGATTGCAGCATTGAGGAAGTAGTTCTTCATTTCAAGGTTTGCCTTGTCGAACTTATCCTTCAAACCTGCCTTTACAGACTCGATGGTTGCCTTCCTTGCAGCCTTCTTGTCTCTTTCTGCGTTAGCCTTTTCGAGAGCTTCGAGTTTCTCAAGCAGCTTGGAGTATTTGTCGTCAGGATCGTCACCCTCCTTGCGCTTACGCTCCTCTTCCTCTTCCTTCTTCTTGCGTTCAGCTTCCTCCTTGCTCTTCTTTACCTCGTCAGAGATATTCTTGTGCAAGTTGCCGTTGATACGCTTCAGACGGTTTGCTAACTTGGTAACCAACTTGGAATTTGCTTCCTCGTCATCACCGAAATCTTCCAAAACATCATCAAGTTCCTCATCGATGGTCTTTTGGCTAAGTTCTTTGAACTTGGTGGTATCAACCTCCTTGTTCACTAATGCTAAGAGTTCCTCTCTTGTCATGTTGTTTTTTGATTAAAAATGTTATCCCGAAAGTGGTCCCTCCACCTCGAAAACGTATAAATATACCTTTTATTTTGCAAATATATGAATAAATATGCAATTATCAAAGAAAAATTGTATATTTTTGCAGTATTAAATGTATATTTATGCAGAAAGATGTATTTTCAGGATTAAAATTGGATAACGGAGAGCCTATTTATACTCAAGAGTATATCCAATCATTAAGAGACGCCGATAAGAAACATCCCGACAAGCTGAAGATTGTAGCTCAGCGTGGCGGTCAGGAACGCATGCTGTCTATAGACGCTGATATTAAGATAGTTGGCGGTTCGCGAGGTGGCTCAAAATCGTTCTCTTCCCTAATGGAAGTTCTGAAGGATATTAAAAATCCAGATTTTCATGCAACAATTCTTCGTAACGAAAAAGACGACTTACAGTCCTTAGTGACAGACTCTTATAAATTGTTCTCCCAATTTGGAACTTACAATAAGTCACAAAATGATATGACCTGGAACTTCGATAACGGAGGATGGCTCAAATTCTCGTACTATGCTGGAGCCTATCAGGACTTCAAGACACGATTCCAGGGTCGCCAGTATGCCTATGTCTGCATCGATGAGGGTACTCAGTGTCCATACAAGAAGTTCAAGTACCTCTTGACCAACAACCGAAATGCAGCGCATATCCGAAACCGCTTCTGGATTACCTGTAACCCGGACCCGGAATCTTGGGTGAGAAAGTTCATCGACTGGTGGGTTGACGAGAATGGATACATTATACCGGAGCGAGATGGAGTTATCCGCTACTGTTTCATGGACGGCGATACGCCTGACTCAATCTACTGGGGTAATACGAGAGAAGAGGTGTACGAGCAGTGCAAGGGCATTATTGATAGCCTTTGGAAGGACAGCTATGAGGAACTTGGTTATACAAAGCTCGAAATGTTCATCAAGTCGGCAACATTCGTTCGCGCTGACGTATCAGAGAACATTAAGCTTATCTCTACCGATGTCTCATATCTCGCCAACCTTGCCCAACAGGACGAGGAACAGCGCATGCGAGACCTGGAAGCTAACTGGAACTGGAAAGCTGCCGGTGATGACATGATCAAGATGGAAGACCTTGACGAAATCTACGACAATGCAGAACAGATAGGAGATGGAAAACGCAGAGCTTCTGCCGATATCGCATTCACCGGAGGCGATAACTTCGTAATGTGGCTTTGGGAAGGATGGCATTGTAAAGACTTGGTTGTTTTGAGGCTGGACCCTAAGACACTCGTTTCTGTAGTTAAGGCCAAGCTGAGAGAGTGGGGTGTCGAGGAATGTAACTTCACTTACGATATGCAGGGTATCGGTCAGTACTTTAAGGGATTCTTCAAGGATGCCGTCCCATTCAACAACCAGGCAGCACCTATCGCTAGGAATCATCAGGAAGAAGAAGGAATCAAATACCTCTATAAGGATTTGAAGTCTCAGTGCGCATGGTTATTCTATAAGATGATAAAAGAGAAGCAGATTTCCATCGACTCGGCCCTGCTTGAAAGAAAGTATTCTGGAAACGGATTTGACAAGGTTCCTCTCAGACAGATTCTTCAGAAGGAGCGTAAGATGCTCAGACGTGACGAGAATAGCGATGATAGGGGATTCAAGCTATTACCTAAGAAGATTGCCAAGAAATATGTCGGGCACTCGCCTGACTTCTTTGAATCTTGGTTCTACGTAATGATATTCAGTTTAACAAAAAAGAAAAATAAAAAGGTAAAAGGATTATGGATGCTATCAAGGTAACAAATTTCAGAAAGATTCTCGTAAAGAAGCCTTTCTTTGAACTCACGCCAAAGGGGTACATGACCCACGATGGCTATTGCAGGAACGAGGTGTCCGATAATGAAGACCCTCAGATGCCGCAAGATACATTGTACAGAGTGATTAAGACTCAGAAGGACTTCCTTCGTGAGTTCTATCCTACGTCCCACAAAATCTTCGACAAGGATCTCTACCCTGACATCTGGAGAAAGAACCCGGAAGACGGGAAATGGTATGTCCAGGAGATTCAAAGAACGGCATTTGCTTTCCAGCAAGTTATTCATACGAAGCACGTTCTCCACATGACAGGTAACGATATTCAGTTTGAGCTTGCCGGTGATCCTGAGATGAAGAAACAGGAAGAGTATATTAATCTTCTTGCCAAGTTTAAGAAGGGATGGTATATGCACGATATGGAGATTCGCCACTATGAGGCTGTAAGTTCGTACATGAAGGTTGCTGAGGCTGCTGTAGTCGGATTCTTCGATAAAAACAAGAAATTCGGTACTCGCACATTGGCTTTCGATAGAGGAGACACATTGTATCCTCAGTTCGACCCTCTTACTGGTGAACTCGTTGTGTTTGCTCGCAAGTATTACGACTTCGATGAGGAAGGCAATGAAAAGATTGAATGGGTAGAGGTGTGGGATGACAAGACATTCTACCGCTTCAAGAAGCAAGTTAACGAAGGCAAGGTCAAGGAGACTATCAAGAGAATTGCCAAGATATTCGGAATCGACGACTACACTTGCGTTGAAGAGAAAGCTCACGGCTTCCCATTTATCCCTGTTGCATACGTAAGAAACGATGACGGCCCATGCTGGTCTGTTGTGCAGAAGAACATCGAGGACTACGAGGAAGCTTTCTCTTATCTCTGCGAGAACAACAAGGCTTACGCCTTCCCTATAATGAAGTTGAAGGGCGATGGTGACGACATTACCGTTGTTGGAGATACAGACGGATCGGCTAAGATGATTCAGATTACCGATACGAATGGTGATGCTGACTTCATTAACGGAACAGACGCTTCCGATGCATTTGCGACACAGCTCAACAAGTCGTATGACCTCATCTATGAGCTTTCGTTCACAGTAAAGCCACCGGAGCTGAAGTCGGGTGACCTTCCGGGCGTTGCCATCAAGCTGCTCTATTCTCCTGCTATCGAGGTTGCTGAGAACGATGCCAAGAAGATGCATCCGTTCCTGGATCAACTTGTTCGTATCTCAAAGTATGGTATCGGAATTGAAGAAAACTGCATGGCCACCATGACAGTGCTTCCTATTCATGCCTGGGTTGAAATTTATGTTCATCAGAACAAATCTGAGATTATCACAAACTTGGCAACGGCTGTTCAGAACAACTTCCTCTCAAAGCAGACTGCATCTGAGCGTTGCCCAGACTTCCCAGTTAACGATGAATACGACCGCATTATGCGAGAGAAGAAGGAGGAAGACCAGCAGGACCTCCTCATGGATATGCAACGTGCGGATAACGAAACTCAAAATGCAATCGAGGAGCAGAAAGCTACTGCGAATATTCAGAATGGAGGTAGTGGAAACGTACGTACGGGTCGCGGAGCTGGACGCCCAAATAAGTCAGGAACCAAATGGGACGAGAATCGGAACGCCCCGAATGAGAACAACTGGCAGCACTACAACCAAACCCATTAATAGCCTATGGATGAATTAAAACGTTCTGTCGATTACAGCAGAAAGCGCTTGCAGGCAATCCGAAACTGCGAGGACCATGTTGCAGATATTCTCTGGAAATCGACACAGAAAATAATTACCGCAAGCAAGCGATACAGAGGTGCAGGCAGGCTCACAAACGAGTCAGCCCTGCTCTCTTACGCCAAGAATGTTACTGCTGATGCAGAGGAGAGTATCAACAGTTACATCTCTGCTTACTCCAAGGTCTCATGCAAGATTCTCGGGATTGACAACGAGAACATAGAATCGTTTCTCGTCAGCGACATCTACGGAAAGACGACATCCGAAAGAAACGCTGTCTATCTCGGAAACTTTGCTGAAGATATTGTAAGGATGATCAAGGCGGGTACTCTTATGGGATATTCTGACCAGCAGCTCCTATCTTCCATCCGAACCGGCTACAAGGACCCATATCACACATCAGTCATTACCAAGGCGAAGAGAAAGGACATTAACATCGATGTTCCTTCTTACGGAAAGGGTTACTACAAGAACGCCTATCAAAATATCGTAAGAAATGCTTCTCAAGTGATTGCTTTGGCGTGGGGACAGGCAGAGCAGGAGTATGGGCAGGAGAACAAGGCTATCGGGTTCTACGTCAAGAGAGGAAGTAGTTATCCGTGTGAAATCTGCCAAAATGAAGCCGATGCTGGCATCCACTCTTTCAAAGATCCATATCCGCCATTTCACGTTTCGTGTTGTTGCTACACAGTATTTGCATTCAAGGATAATAAAAAGAAATAAGATTATGATTGAAGAAACAAAAGGATACACGTTATCCGTCGATACATATAAGAAAGCGAAGGCTCTCAAGATGAAAGACCCTCGCTATTACATCTACGCCAGCCTCCGTGGCTCAGGTATGCCAATGAGGGATTGTTGGGCCATCGCCTTTCAGGGAGAAGGATTCAACTGGGAGAAATCCTTCCTCGAAGGAGAGATGAACAAGCTCGAAGCCAAAGAGTCCGTCCAGAAGAGAATCGCAGAAGTGCAGGGCAAGAAGATTGAAAACGAGCATAGCGAAGATTTAACCCCGGAACAGCTCGCAAAGGCTACATCAAAGGAACAGATTCTCAAAGACCTCGTTATCGCCCGCTCAAAAATTAAGAATACATCTTCCAAAGAATGGGCTGACTACACAAAGATGATTGGAGACTTTGCCAAAATTAAGCAGGATGAGCTTCAGACGGAAGATACGACTTGCCATTTTTACCTCCCAATAAATTATCCAACCGGCAAGAATGACTGCTTGTTATTCAAAAATGGACTCTGTAAGGGTGGTAAATAGTTAAATTCGTGTTAAAGTAACTTTGTTTTACTAGAATTTCAGCAAAACCAAGTACTTTTGCAAACAATTAATGTTCACAGATTCTTTCTGCTGAGCATAATTCAAATTATTTTGGTTAACTAAGAGGGGCAGTGTCTTCACAGATGCTGCCCCTCGCTTTTTAAAACAAATATATAAGTAGAAGAAAACTTTGAAGTCAATTAAGGATACTTCTCTCCGGTAACCAACTCAAGTATACCCTTAAGCCTATCATTAAGAAGGTCGTCGTTGAATACTGGAAGAATACCGTATGGAGGCAGTTTCTTCGTCTCTGCGGCCTCCAAAATGAACTGGAGTGCCTGCACTAGGGAAGTATGGTCTTGAACGACCTCAAGCAACTTATCGCTCATCCTTGCCTCCTTCCTTCTTAATCTGCTCTGCCATCTCAAGAATAGTCTCGGCGTGCTTATCGCGGTCGATGACTTCCTGCACGGCCTCATCGCTTTCCTTGCGAAGCTGCTCTTCTGTCTTACCCTCATCGGCAGCAGCGTTCAGTCTCGCAGACTCACGGGCAAGGTATTCGTCACGAAGCTTCAACTTACCTACCGTGTATTCTGCATCGCCAGGCAACGATGTATCAGCATACATAAGCTGGGCAAATGCCTCGATGATGTTTCCATTATCCTTGGAGAACTCGTAATGGTCTCCTACAGCCACAGGAACACATTCATCGAGCGCAGCGTACATTGATGTACCGATAGAGTATTCAACACCCCATGTACCGGCAATGTCTGCAATCTTGATGAAAGGCAGAGAGCCTCTCTGTAAATGCTTCTTGATATCAGCAGGAATATCCTCTCTGAGTGAAGCAACTTCTTTCTTAGACAAGCTCTTGCTGAACTTCAGTACTGTGAAGTGTCTTGTCTTGATAGTCTTTTCAAATGGTAATGCCATGATAACAATATTTTAAAGTTCAACTTTTATTTCCTTATACTCGAAATCTGTGCAAGATGGATTCTCCTCAGAAGTAAACCTAATCTCATTAGGGTGGTTACAAGCTCCATTCTTGAAGAAGAAGCAATCCTTGCAAGTGTAATCAGTCTGTTCCATGTTCCTTACGTTTTTGATATTCCATCAATGTCAAGATACAATAGTTAGCGCAGTCAAGAAGAGCATCTTCCAATGGTTCATTAGCAACTTGCGCCTCATTGTCCTTCAGCGTCTTGATGCGATTCACCTTCTCTCGTATCTTTCCGTAGCCGTAGTTGATACCAAGCTCATCATACATTTCGGAAAAAGCATTCCCATAATCGTGATTCTTGCGCTTGTAGGTATCGCTCATCTTGTCGGTGATATCCTTGAAGCGGTCAGCATCGGTTCTTTCGTTTTGTTTTCTGTTTGCAGATTCGTTCGCAAAGACGGAAACCTTCGCTAATTCACACATATCAACGTCACGTGATACATATGCACCTACAGCCAATTCAATCTCGCATCTTCCATTCACCATATCAACAACCTTAATAGCAAAGGAATCGTAAATGTTTTTAGGGTCTATTTGGCGGATAAATGGCATATCTGTTATGTCCTTTAAATCAACCTTCCTAATCTGTAAGACAGACCCTATCTTTATATCTTCTTTCTTAATCATAATCTTCGTTTTTAATTATATCTATAATATCACGCTCTTTGAGACGGAGAAACTGATATGGATTGAACCTTCCACCTTTAACGACACGAAATCTGCACCAATTAGCCTTGAAGTCTATTGCTAGGGTTATTCCTGAATCGACGTAGTTGTTGTCTGGAACTTTGAACGTCGCCCAAACATAACCGCGTTTAGAGTCAACATTGTCGACAATTCCGCAAACCAGATTATCATATTGAAAGACTCTGTTTTTGAAAATTTCCTTTTCTTGCTCTTCGAGTTCTTCGATAAGATATGACGCAGGTGCAATAAACACAGTTCCTATGTGAGTATCTTCGTAATTCATAAGCTATTCCTCCTTATCTTTTAGTTCAACGAAATCTCCAATGCCCAAACGAGCCTTGTTGATAAGAGGCAATCCAACCAATCAGATAGGCAGAAGGCTCGCCACCGTGTTCCATGCCAATAGCATCTTCGATGGCCTCGCAGGCATGAGAAGCTTCATGGCAACAAACTCCCATTCTCATAGAATCCTTGCTTGCAAAATTAATAAATGAACAAAGCTTCTTATTCGACTTTTCCCTAACGTTATCGTAGGTTATTGCGTCAGTATTAGAGAAATCAACCCTCAAAAACCCGCCATTTCTACCTTCAAAACACTTGTTGGCATCCTCTTGGTTCATTCCAATAGCGACACATAGCATTCTTGGATAGATAACAGGGTCGTATTCGTAATATCCTTTCTTCTTCATATTCTCAACTATTTCTGTTTTGATACAATCTCGATGGCAGACAATAGTGTCTTTTCACTGATACCTTTTCCACTACCAACACCATCTTTCTCTATCTTCTCAATAGAACTCTTTATAGAGCATACTGCATCATTTATGCTATCTGCACTACTCATCGTATTTTCGATAGCTGATTGCAGCTCATCGAAACGCTTGTCTATATAATCCTTCAATCTTTCTTCGTGCTCTATAACGTTTATAGAGTTTGCGATTTTTGCATGCGTCCAGTTTTCTTCTACACATGCATAATAATCGCCTTTTGTATCATCATGAATCTTGGAAGACACAACTCTTAGACACACGAAATCGTCTCCATCCATTACAGCATACACACCCTCTCCTGATGGGTATAGTTCGGCTTTCGCCTTATTATCCCTACTTTCTCATTGTATGTATGCGACCTTTCCTAAAACGTTAACTCTAATTTCCATATCTCAACTATTTATTATGTAACCTACCAATATGCCACTTTGAGCAAACCTTGCATAAGTAAGGATGCCAACCAAGTGCCTTCAACCTCGGAATCTGATTCAGAAACTCCCAAGCATCATCCTCAGTCTCGTATGCAACCTTCGCCTTCCATGAATGAACCTTTCTAGTCCAATGCTCGGGGTCTGGCTTGAACGGCGGAACCTTGTTCGGATTGTGATGTCTTCTCATAGGCACTTGAATGAAACACTGTTCAACGTTCTGTTCACCACAATCTCCTTATCGTTGCACATGGTCCTCATGCACTCCAGGGCATCCTCGCGGACAGCAGTCATAATCTCGCTCATCGAAGCGGTGGCCGGAACAATATTCCCGTCAGCCTTCTTCTTCGTGATACGGGAGATAATCTCCTTGATATATTCCTTGTCTATCATAGAAATCTGTTTTATAACCGTTAATCGTCAGGCTGAATGAAGCTCTCCGGCTGCTTGATGTCCTCCTCACCACGCAATTTATTCTTCACGTCGTTGATGAGAAGCTCCTGCTTCAGGTCAATCATCTGCGCGCCGTACACCTGATACGTCATACCGCCCTGTGACCTCTTCTTGAAGAAGCCGTACTTGTCGCTCATATCACGCCCGAACTTCTGAATCGTAGGGATATCTTTCTCCTCGACATCGTTGGCCTTGCAGAACTCGACGAATCTCTCATACATCTCCTTGGCAAGCATGCATTCCGAAATCTCGCCCCTCGCCTCTTGGTTGCATCTCATATCATACGCCCTTATCCAAGCATAGATAGGATTGCTTCCAAGAAGGGAGATAAGCAGCTGTCTCCTGCTTCCCTCAGCTGCCGGGAACCTGTACTTCCTGCTCCTCAGCTCCATCGCGCCACGGAATATCCAGTTGAACACTCCGCTCAGCTCCTCACGGATGATTTTGCTCGCAAGCTCCGGGTCCTGCCTCTCCTTAGGGATGGTCACATCGAAGCTCACGTACTGCAAGCGTCTGATGAATCCGAGCGACGCATCATCAGGGAACGGAAGCTCATTGAGGTTGAAGATGAGATAGGGGATTGAGTTCCCCTCAAGGATATCCCTTCCAAGCTTCCTCATAGGGACGGGCTCACCGCTCACGAGTCTCTTAAACATACCGGTGTTCTTCCTTCCGAACTTCTTCGGGTCAGAATCGGAAGACCAGTTGAAGATGGCGTTCCTGATAGGATACCTTCCCCTCATTCCCTCGTCGCCGTCAGCAGTGAGGTCGGCGTAGTCCATCTTGCTTATCCTGTCCTTGCCGAATATGTTGCAGGCAACGTCGAAGATGACACTCTTTCCGTTGGCTCCCGTACCTATAAGGAGAAGACAGAGCTCAATCTTCGATGATTCCTTCCCCTCGTACGGATTGTATGCAGTACCTCTCTGTATGAGACCGAGACCGAGGAACATCTGGAGGATCATCCTCGACGTCCTGTCTGGGAGGACCTCCTTGATGAAGTTCATCCACCTGTCGCACTTCGCCTTCGGATTGTAGTCGTATGGGTGGTAGTATGTGACATGGTACTCGGGAGAGAACGGCATCACGTTCGGATACTTCAGACCGCTGCCGAAGTCAACAACTCCGTTGGCGAATGCAACGATATCGAAGGTAGGTCTCAGTATGTTGTAGCACTCTATCACCTCCATGAACGACTTGTTCATCACCGTACTGATGCCGAGCATCGGAGCCATGGCCAGGTCGAGGAGCAGAAGCTGGTAAGCCTGTTCCAAAACTATCTTCGGAACAGCTTCGTATATCTTGCCGTTGAACATGTAGTAAGCACCGTTGTAGTACTTCACAGGAGCCTTCTTCGCCAGACGTCTCATTGACCTGATGAAATTGGACTTCAGCTTGTTGTACTTCTCAGAGTTCGCCTTGCCCCAGTCCTGGCAACGGAGCTCTTCGAAGCCGTACTCGTCATGCCTCGAAAGGTCAAGCAACTGAGCGTGCAATGTGTCTATAGCAATACCATTTTCCATTTATGTACAATAATAATATTAATTTTCCGTTATTGTGTAGGATAAACCCCGATAAACAGGGGCTTTCTGAAGGATAACACGTGTCAGGTCGTCCTTATAACATGTCGTCTATAAAATATCGACAATACAAAGATACAGATAATATCCTGAATATCCGGTAAAACCCTAGTAAATAAAGGGTATAAATATACATTTTAGGTATACATTAAATGAAGGATAGATATACATTTACGGTTTGGTCAGCAAAGTAAGAGTTTATGCTATCAAATGTTAATAAATAACGAATGAATGAATATGCATAATTATCCTTTATGGTAGAAAGTAATTAAACTTTACAAAAAGGCTGAAAAATCGGAAGAAAAAATTTTTAGATGAGGTGACTACCGCGCTGATTTATAGCTATAAAGGGGGTGTGGGGGGTGTTTCTTCTGAAATTATTACATTTTGTGTCGGTTTATATAGTGTAAACCATCGTGAAACAATATTTTTGTAATTATTTCAAATTGTCGGTTTATATTTATAAGAAATTTATGTAACCCCTTAATAACCAACACTTTATAACTTTGTTTATATTCATTTTCTTGCATAATTATGCATTATCAATGAAGCGTGAAACATCAAAACTTATTACAAATTACTTGACCCAAAAAATGTTACATAATAACGTACTGGTTAAATGTTAAAATATTAACATTTAGCATTTATGTAGTTAGATATATAGAAGTAAAACGTATTATATTAATACTTTGCCACAAAGTGTTAAAGACCATAACTATCTATATATCAATATGTTACAACGTCTTTTAAGGTCGATTTTTAACATAAAAAATTTGCTTTTATCAATAAATTTTCGTACCTTTGTAGTACAAAAAGAAAGAGATAGGACAACTATCTTATAAGTAACATTTAAACAAGTTAGGCATATGAAAGAATTATCTGAAAAAGGTGCTCAAGGATATGAGCACGCAAGTACTAAGGTTGCTAGTTATGTAGCAGAGTGCAAAGGTAGCGCAGTGTTAGCGCAGAGTCTAAAAGTACTTAATAGCTACCGCAAAAAGCTATTAAGCGAGTGCGCAGATAGTGAAGTAGTAAGCGCCAAGAAAGAACTAGAGAAAGCACGTGCTAAGTACAACAAGTTAGCAACAAATTACGTGCTATCTGATGAAAGCTATTGCAATTTGCAAACCGAGTGCGTGCGTAGCGCAGTTAGCGAGTTTTCACGCAAGCATAAACTACCTAATTTCTTTGCGTGGTTTGATAACAACAATAAAGACGTACAAACTACTATAATAGATAGTTTGCAGCGCTTAGGCTCAAGGTTGTGTTCTTTGCATCAATCATTTGCAAGTGGTGCAAAGGTAGCAAAGAAGAAGAGTGAAAGCATAACAGACCTGCAAAAACAGATAGCAGAATTGCAGGCGAAGTTAGCAGCAGCGCAAAAGTAACACAAACAAGGTAGCTAGAGAAATCTAGCTATCTAGTTATCTAGTTTTTCCTACTGGCTATTTGATAGGTAGCCAGTGGGAAATTTTACTCCAGGTTTTTCAACTTGGAGCGGGTCGCCGTGTCCTTATTTTTCCCACACAATTTGGTAAACCTTGTCGTGGTGTGTGGGCTTAACTCAGAGAGAGAATTTATTCTCCCTCAGGGGACTAATTGCCAAAATTCAAGAGAAGTATCTCAGTAAATCGAGAGTGCGAGAGGCACACCGAGATGGGAGAGAGTAACGTGTTACTCAGAGACATCCATCCGAGAGATACGCAAAAATTCCTGGCGTGAGCGTCGAATGAGATGAGACGGCACGACGGCTAGGGAATTTGTATCATCTAGCGAGATGAGAGTTTATAGAAAGAAATCATAATTCATATTCTATTCGGTGTTGTGAGCCGTTCGGGAGTGGTTACCCGAGAAATTCCAGTGTGTGCAATCACGATTGCAGCGTTCAAGGTACACACTATCCACGCTGACTGAAATCGGTTGCTTGTCATCCGTGCGAGATTTATCTCCTCAGAAATAAACAAGCTGCTGGCAGAAGCATAAAATCTGTAGGGTGTGAGCCACGTAGTTAAGACGATAAAGATAAAACGTGGTGCAAAGATGCACATCCTGGCTAACGGGGCGGGGAGAAATCTCCGCTCTACAATTATGAACCATTTAAATATTAGAATTATGAAAGAACAGATTTTGAAGAAGATAGGAAAGACGCTTGTACGTATTAATGTAACAGACCAGAGTGCAGAGGATGCCTACGATGAACTCGTTAACAGCAGCCCTCGCCTGTTTGGCATGCTTTCCAGTATCTACAGACTGAATGATGAAGAAGAAAGATTCGCTTGGTCTGCCGGCATCGCCTAAAATCTCCCTACGCTTGTAGGGAACAATAACCAAAAATATTAGAATTATGAGTACGCTAAGAGTTAAATGCCTCGATATGTGCGAGGTTGGGAGTATCATTGCAGATGCTCAGGAGATTTTGAGTCACGTAGAATTCGGGTCGCTAAAGAATGGTGTGCTTACATTATTCTGCGTGGCGTGAGCCTAAAAATCTGTAGCCAGTACGATAATTGTCGTGTGTGGCTACGGAACAATTACCAAAAAATATAGATATGAAAGCAAGACAGATTATTTATTCAAGTACGATAACTGTGCTTGGATTTATTCAGGCATCTCCAATATTCATTTGCTTGGCAAGTACGATAATTCTCCTGAATGTGCTTGGAATTCTTTACGGAATTCTGCTTGTATATATTTGGAGCAGTACGAAAAAGGGCAAGTGGTATTTCCGCGAGCTGTGGCGATCTACACTCCGCTTGGAGAATTTCATCCTGCCTGGAGTGTGAGGAATCTAGAAAGTACGATAATTGTGCTTGGAAACATTTGGCTAAATTCTGCTTGGAGAAATCCAGGCAGTACGATAATATAACCAATTAAGCAAAAGAATTATGGAAAAGAGAATCAGCAAGGGCGTGCTGTCAGCTGCGCTCATATTAGTTACAAGTTTCGTGTGTGGCATTATTGCTATCGCAGGATTTCTGCTTGGAGATTTTCAAGCCGTGTTATATTCTGCGGTTCTTGAAATGTGCGGTCTATTCATTATCTGCATAATGATAGATGCTATTCAGCAGCAGATAGAGGATATCTGTGAAATGTAGCCAAAATTACCGCTTGGAGATATTCGGGCGGTATCTAGTATTAACCAATTAAATTACAGAATTATGAAGAAGAATATTTTCGTGGCATTGTTTGCCGTAGTGTGTGTTGCATTAGTAGTTGTTTCAGTTACTCTGTATAATTGTCACAGAGCAAACGTGATGTTAAGGAAAACTGTGATAGCTCAGGCTAACGAGATTTCAGAGCTTAACGCCAGTTACACAGCAGAGGGCACTACGATGTTCGTAGGTCTCAGAAAGTAGCCAAAACAGAGAGGAGTTTCCGCTCCTCTCTTCTATTAACCAAATTATTAGAGAAATATGGATAGAATATTAAAGCAAGATTTGAGCAAGAATGAGGTTATAGACCTCTTGCGTGGAATGGACGCACAGGAAGTTGAGGGAAATTTCTCTGTACGTCGTGTCCTGATCAATACACAGGCGTGTGACGTATTCGGTGGAGAACCTGAGGACTCTTATCCTCTCATCCCCGGTACGTACATGGCATTGTATTACAAGAGTATTGCCGGAGACCCGTATCCGCTCTTTGAGAGAATATGTGAAAACATAATAAATGACGAGAACAAGAGCCAGACTCTCCTGAATGGCGATGGCATTATTCTGATTTTCCTGCTCAACAAGTACGAGTAGCCAAAAATGTGCTCAGGCATTTTCCTGGGCATACTATGTAGAACCATTAAACAAATTGAATTATGCAAGACAGAAAATCACAGAAGAATTTTGAGCGTGCGCTTATGCATGAGATGGAGAAGATCAAGATAGCAGCGCGCCAGTGGCATAGCAACAATACTAAGGGCTATAGGGATTTCCGTAACAAGAAGGCTATCTCAAAGAGTTTCTCTGAGATTGCGGTGCTGTGCATGAGCTGAAATGTGCGTGGCGATTGTCACGCATACAATTATTCACCAAAAATTATAGATTATGATAGATGAAGTATACAAGGAGAATGTAGAGTACATACGTTCTACCATCCTACCGCAGTTGCAGGAAATTCAGAGAGATTTGGCAGAGAATCTGCCAGGTGTGAGCCTTACTGTCAGATTAGACGGCGACACTGGCTCTATGTCTGCTCATGCTGCTGTCTTTTTTGATGGCACGGCTAACATAAAAGACAGCTGTACCGCAAATTTCTTTCATGTGGATAACAAGGATGAAATTGACGATGAATACAATAAGCTCGCAGAATTTCTCAAGAAGTATACAGCTTGAAAAACTGAGGGAGATAAAACTCCCTCTCCTATAAACCAAAATGTAGAATTATGAGTAAATGGGTACAATTTTATCACAAGATTAACAAGTTTGACCTTGTGAACATGAGATTCACCGATGAGGTGAGCGTTGTGGAAATGGTGGGCATGGATTCTGTCATGCCTATCGACGGCAGATTGAGTCTGTCATCCATACGTGCTGAGATACAGAAGAAAATCGAGAGCATGAAGAAAATCGAGAGTTTCGACCCTTGTGCGTTCTCCATCCTCACCGGTCCTACGATTCTGTGTGCTTCAGAAAGTCCGGTGTACAATCTCTAGCCAGAACTGGGCAGTACGATAATGTGCTGCCTGCTATTAACCAATAAAATTCAGAATTATGACAGACGGAGACAGAAAGTTCCTTGCCAGGCTCGTAGCGAGTCACAAGGCAGTTATCAGCGAGGAGTGCAGACGCAAGAATCTCGACAAGAGCGAGTATTTCAGACGCGTAGCACGTGCAGACAAGAAGGCTCAGGAGATTGAGCAATCGTGCATGCGACCTCGCAAGTTCTAGCCAAACATTCTGTGCAGTCTATCTGCACAGAAACCATGTTAAACCATCAAAATTAAAGAATTATGGAGAAAATGACACAGAAAGAGTTGAAGAGACTCGTTAGAGTAGGAGCTGCCAAGGATATAACACACAGTTCAAGCCGTGCAGCCATCCCTGAAGAATATAGTCAGGTAGGCTATTCTTCCGGTGTGTACGGATGCAACGGAATGCTGTTCCGTGGTCACAGCGGAAAGCTGTATGCCATTTGTGCAAGAACTACGGCTATCTGGGTTTTCGGCTAAAATTACGGGTAAGTGTATGGTGCGCTTGCTCGTTTCTATTATCAACCAAAATACAGAAATATGAATATACAGAAAGTATGGGATGCGTTTATCAAGGAAAATGATAATCCATCATTCGTAAAGATGGCATATGCCGTAGTAGAGCAGCTTGGTGGTGTCGATGAAGACACGATATTGAATTCTCTCGATAGTTGCAGAAATGCCAATGACGGGTACACTGGATTCTGTTATCTTTATCAGACAAGCAAGTTCTGGAATGAGAACAAGGACGCCATCATGGAGAATATGCATGAGCTTGCAGATGATTTGGGAGAAGACCTTATCACGATGATTAAGGGCTTCGGGAATTTCAAGGATGACAAATCTGTCACCTATGATGCTATCGGCAAGGCTCTGTATGCTCCTTTTAACGAGGGTGAGAGCAGATATATCTACGACACGTTTGCTAAGTATGCACTGGAAGAGGTTGCGAATCGATTCCAGGACTGGTGGTACGATCAGGACGAAAGCGATTTCGGTGATTAGCCAAACCAATCCTCACTCTTGCGGGTGGGGATTTCTATTAACCAACAATTACAGAATTATGAGTGATTTAGAGAAAATCCTGAATGACGATTTACTGAAGTGTAAAATCGTTGAGTCAGTAGAGAATCCTGTTAGGCGTGTGGACCTCATCAAGTGGACGCACGACAATACATACTCTATTGCCGAGGTACGCAAGGATACCGGTAAGCTAGAGGTCAAAGACTTGAAAGCTACCAGTGGTCTTGAGGCATACAAGCATTTCTACAGAAATTATGGCGACATTGCCATATGTGGCTAAAACTCTCCACATCATCGTGGAGAACCATTATGAACCATTAAAACAGAAGAATTATGGAAAAGAATATTTGGGAATATGTTATGAACAACAAGGGTGAGGTTATCGAAAAAGTAGCCGATTATATCGGTGTAAAAAGCTTTGCCAAGACAATCGAAGGCCTCTATCGCGAATGCCTGGAGAGTTTCGATGACGCAGAAGACATGGAAGAATACATTGCTGATTTGTACGGAAAGAATATCCAGTCTATGGCATGGGATTTTACTCTCGAAGCAAACAGAGAGATGAAGAAATATCTCCATCTTCCTGACCAGCACATGAATGGTAATTTCGCTGATTTGTCTATGGATTATCCTAAGCACGTTACAGGTGTTTGGTGGGCATCAGACTACGATGGCGACGATTACTACGATTTGTATCCTCAGATGGTAGCCAGACTTGATGCCGCAGAGGACAGCGAACAGGCTAACGAGGATAGAGAATATCTTGAAGAGTGGTATTTCGAAGCCTTCGGTACATACAACATCAAGTACAATTTCTCGAACGAACTTGAAGAGATTCACTCCATGATGGAGGAAGCCTAACAATATCCCCTAGCATGGGGATATTCAATGTTAAACCATTTAAATGATATTAGATATGAGTTACGAATTTGCTAAGAAGGAGATTGGTGATTACAGAATCACCATTTACCAGGATGAGGATGCCGAATGCCCTTGCACAGAATGGGATTTGGCAGGCGTTTACTTCTGGGACTATTCTGATTACGGATACAACAGGGAACTTTCTCGTGGTTGTAGCAGTGAAGTCGACGCTGAAAATGCAGAGGCTGCCTTGAAAGAGCTTGTCTGCAAGTATGTTCCACAAAAGAAGATTATCAAGTATATCAATAGTATGTTTCATTGCGATCATCTGTGTCTCGAATACGACAAGTCGTGCCACATGTGGAGTTTTGAAAGAAAATCAAGATTCAGCATCGGCAAGAACGAGTGGTACAACATCAGAGATTTCACTCCTAACGAACTGAAGAACGAGGATGTTAGGGATGAGCTTACAGAAGAGCTTGAAGAAGATGATTTTATTAATCTCCTTGAAAACTGCAAGGATATAGCATTCTACGAGTGGTCTTCCAGTGGATATAGCCAGGGAGATTATGTTAGAGGATATGCCTATTGCGACAAGGAGCGCTTCAAGAAGATGGTGGATACGAATACCAAGAACTGGAAGAATCGTGCCATCGAGCTGTTTGAGAGCGAAGTCAAGAATATTGGTATGTGGATGTGGGGTGATGTAAAAGGTTACGTCCTAGAAAAGAAACGCCCGTATACAAAATTGTACGAAGACGGTAAATCTTCTGATTCCTACGAGTGGGAACAGATTGATTCCTGTTGTGGAGAGTACTACGAGGACTCTGACGAGCTGATCAAGGTCGCTCTCGAAGAGAATGGAATCAAACTAAAAGAAACAGCCTAACAAGGGGAGCTTGCATGCTCCTCTTCTATCAACCAAATTACAAAGAATTATGAAATTGAAACTTTATCACGACACAAGAAAGAAGTTCCGTTTCTGTGTGGACGCATGGACCATTTACGTTCCTTACCCGAAGTGGTTACGTAAAGAGCGTTATGACGCAAAAGGAATTTACCTAGGTTGTTCTCCTACGGAGTATGGGATGATCAGGTGTTGCTGGTGCGAGGACGAAATTACGATTACACGTAATCGACCTTATCTCGGTAAGCGCATTGACCCAAAGACAACATCGAAGGCTTTCCAGAAGATTTTCTATAAATTGGAGAAACTTTGGAACGAGGCAATCACCAAGAACACGAATGAAGCGTGGAAAGCATGGAGCGAAGTCTAAAATTGGTAGCCATTTGGCTACCTGCCAATAACCAAATACAGAGAATTATGGAAAGAATTACATTTGTAGAGAAGGGCAGTAGAACAATCTACAGACTGGGCAGACGTATAGTATGCTACAGGGATGGTTACAGAGTTTATTTCGGTAAGCCATCAGATGTTACACACAACACGTTCGATGCACTATCAGAGAATATAGCACATGAGTATTGCTTGAAAGTTTGTGAGCGTAAAAAGTGGGAGAAAGCAAAGTACAGCAATCCTGTGGCTTACAACGCCCACAGAGTATTGAACGCATTAGCCTAAAAACGGAGGGAGCAATCCCTCTGACATCATTAACCAAATTATTAAAGATTATGAAGAGATATTACGTATCAGTCACAGAACATTTGAACAAGGTAGTCAGCGTTGATGCTGAGAGTGAGAATGAAGCCGTACAGAAAGTGCAGGATGCCTATAATAATAGCGATATTATTCTTGACGCTGACAATTTCTCAGGTGAGGTTATCGAGATCGAACCAGATCAGGAGTACTGGAGAGAATCCGAAGAAGATGACAGCGTAGCACTCCAGCATATCGACTAGCCAAACGGGGAGAGTAATCTCCCTACCAATAACCAAAACATAAGAATTATGAATGAAGACAGAATCCTAGAGATGTTCTTTGAGAAAGCCAGATGGCAGTATGCTATCGAGAAAGGCTTATTCAAGGACATGAACAAAGCAGTAATGTATCAGCTTACAACACCAGAGGCTCGTCTGGCTATGTATCAGAGGATCAAGAGCGGCAATTACAAGATAATGCCGCCGCATACAGCGAAAATTCCAAAAGACAACGGAGATTTCCGTACTGTCTATGTGAATGAGCCTGTAGATAGAATCCTTTTGAGTATAGCAAACGACCTCTTGTTCGAGCTGATGCCAGAGATGGTGCATCCGCGCTGTACGTCATACCAAAAGGGTATCGGCTGCGGTCGTGTGGTGCAAGATGTGTCTCGGATAATATACTCGGCAGAGGGAAAAATCATCGGATGGAAAGGTGACTTCTCCAAGTACTTTGATTCTGTGCCCATTCGGTTCATCGACTGGGCATTTGACAAGGTAGAGGAGAAGTACGGAAAGTCTGCGCTGATAGATGTCATTCGTGACTACTATCACACAGACATCTATTTCGATGAGGACAACAACCTCTGCGAGAAGTATCAGTCCCTCAAGCAGGGATGCTCTGTTGCTGCATGGCTGGCTGATGTCATTCTCTATCATCTTGACGACAAGCTATCTAAGCTTAACGGATATTACGTCCGCTATTCAGATGATACGCTGTTTGTCGGTGAAGACTATGAGAAAGCCATGGATATCATGAAGAGCGAGCTGGAGATGATGCAGATGACGCTCAATCCGAAGAAGGTTGAGTATCTTGACGCTAATCACTGGTTCAAGTTCCTCGGATATTCCATCAAGGGTCACAATATCTCTTTGTCGTCCACACGCATCAAGACCTTTCAGAAGGAGATTGAGAAGAGGACGATATAGAAACGTGACACCACGATGACGAAAGCCATCAATGCAGTAAATAGGTATCTCTACAAGGGATATTGCGACTACTCATGGGCCACTCAGGTTCTTCCGGTCATCAACGTGAAAGAGGACATCGACAAGCTCAACACCTTCGTCATGGACTGCATCCGTGCGGTCAAGACAGGCAAGAGAAAGGTCGGTGGTCTCGGATACGTGAAGACTCAGGCTGTAGGTTGCATAGACCGAGGTCGTGGAAGGAACGTGAAAGCCAACAGGAGTAAGACAGAGAGCGAAATCAAGGGGTATCTATCAATCGGCTGTGCTCAGAATGCCTTGCGAACGAGCAGGGCAGCGTACAACACATTGGTGAATACTCTGTAGATGAGCATCCTAGCGCAAGGATTTTGCCGGAATGAAGACACAAGGTTTTAAATATCCCGGTTGCGGAGTGCATGGACCTCATCTCAATGAGATGGGTCCTACGCTCGTCCTAAACCGGATATTATCAATCTGATATAGCTATGCGCAGTATCTTCTGACCGGCAGACTCTGTAACCGAGCACACGGACGTGGGAGAAGGACGGACAGATTCAGGCGACGCCTCTATAACATCATCTGAACATCCGACAATGCATGGATGTTCATATGACCGCACAAGGCGTAGCTCATCAATGAAGTACAGAGATGTGCCGGTCCGCATGACTCTCGCAGGTGGCGCACACCACCACTCCCTGACGGATGGCTGAAGTTTATGCAACAGGTCTCTTAACCAGAGTAGTTGATCCTGGACGGCTGCGCAGTAGGCGCATTGTCCTGGATCACCTATTCTGGCGAATCCTGTGTCAAATCAGAAACATAAAGTATTGTGCCGAGCCATCGGTCAGGGAATTACCCTAGCACGAGGGTAGTCTTCAGAGGAGAGCGAATTTATGAGTGCTGTTTCCATGCCGCCGGCCTCCCCGGAACACTATCCGGGTACTCCGGCGGCTTACAACAGCCCTCGAATCAAGCCGTTATAGCTACGTGCCACGCTATCAGATGAAGACAACGTTATTGCCAAACGAGGTACACGAGGAGGTATCGGTTTATTCAACCCGCCTTGTATCAACGCGATATGTCTGGTAATACCAGCAATCTCGCGTATCGGCAAGCGGGTTAAATCATCAGCCTATAGCAAGGCAACAGACCTATGGGTGTACCTACAACAGCCAAAGTGAATTGCATCACGACTTATCAAGAGTATGAGGTTTAATATCACGTGAGTGGTATACCTGCCGCCTGCCGTTATCCCCGCAGGCGCAGGTATCCAAACACGGGACCGAATCGAGAACATATATCCATGCAACATAATACATGAGATAAGTCATGCGCATTGCAGCGATGTCTGGCAAGTTCTGAGACTTCATCGAGCGTTTCATTGATTCTGAAGTCAAGGATGGGGAAGCGTACGCTTCCTGAGGTTGGCTTCATAACAATGCCACGCCCTTAATCAAAAACTTAAAGCAATGCAACGTATCAGGTTGAGTCAGACTAGGTTATTGCGAGCCGAATGGTGCGCAAGGAGAATAGATTGTACAATACGGTATCAATCATCCTGAAGATCCAGGTGGTTACCTGGATCTGTCAGGACTTAGATACAGTATTAATCAAGACCTTATAGTTACGCAACAGATTCTCTGAGCGCACTCCTATTTACCAATATTTAAGAATTATGAACAGCAGATTACTAAAGAAGCTTGAGGAAATCAAGAAAGAGTACGAAACGTCAGAAGTTTGCATGGGCGAGATGCTTGATTCAGTAAGCGCAGACGGATTCTCTATCGAAGAGGCTCACTGGTTGTATATGCGTGCAATGGAGTGGGCGAACGGAGATAAATTCTATATCCACATCGGAGAAGACGAAGATGTACTGAGTAAGGATGAACTCGAAGAAGCCAATTTGATAGTGCTAGAATAAGCACTATCCCTATTAACCAATACAATAGAATTATGACATACGACGAGATTATCAATGCAGTTGAGAATGGTGCTAAGTTCACCATCAACTTCCAGAAGAGGACATGTAGGGTGAATGGTAAGATAGTAATGTCCGAGGAAGATAAGCCGAAAGATACACCTTACCTGACACATGCAGTAGTCCTGTTCGCAATAGAACAGAGATATATGGCATACAAACATTCTGTGCCGTCTGAGCGTTCTGAATCCCATCGCCGCTACTACTTCAAGGCTTTGCCCGAGAAAGAGCTCTCAGACGAAGATATGATGTATGGTGAGCGACGAGAGGTAGCTAGATGTAAGCTGGAGCTATACATACTGATTCAGCTACTCAGAGGCAACCTTGCATGGGAAAACAGATGGGGAACATGGTTCTGGCGTTCCGAGAACGACAAGGACCTGATAATTCTCAGAGACTGGATTGAGCCAAACAAGGGTGGGGCGTAAGCCTCATCCACAAGAGTTAAATAAATTTTTAGTATAACCAATTTAAATTATTTGAATTATGAAGCAGATTGTAACAATCACTGGTGAGAACTTGAACATCGTAACTAACAATGTAGAGGCTACAGCAGCTACCGGTAAGAAGACCAAGGCGCAGATGCGTCTCGAAGCTCTTAAGGCAGCAGGTGTTGATACTAGTAAATACTTCCCTCTCGGTGACGACAAGATTATCAAAATCGAAAATGGTGCAGCAGTTCCTGTTGATATGGACGATGCAACCATCGATGCGGTAGGCAAGCAGATTGTCGAGGGTGGATACGTAAGTAACTGGAAGCTGTTCCGTCGTTGGGTGATGAGTCAGATGTTCCACATGTTGCGAGACATGGAGAAGGACGGCAAGTCATTCAACGAGGTGTTGCAGAAGAAAGGCTACGAGTACCAGTGGCGCATGTTGGAGAACGAGCTGTATGCTCAGATGAAGATGTGTGACCACAAGGACTACGAGAATCTCAAGGCGAGAAACCGCTGGTTCAACGGAGTTGTAGCACACGACATGGCTATTGACTACATCAGCAAGCTCCGCAGCTATATCGACGACAAGTGCATCTACACTGTCAAGGAAGACAAGGATGGAAAAAAGAAGAAGACATACAAGCATACCTGCAAGGGTAATCCTTATATCCGTCTTCAAAACGAAAACATCTTCGTCGCTGACTTGGAGAGAAAGGTATACAATCCTCTCCGTGACCTTGCCAACAAGATGAGTGCTGTAGAAACCTACAAGGAACTCTACGATGCCGTTCGCAAGTTCAACAAGAACCGCAAGCATCTCGCGTGGGATACCAAGCAGGCTGATGCGTTCATTACTGCCTACAAGGGTTCAGGTTCCTACTACACGATGAGAAACCTCATCATGTTCCACGGAGCAAGATTCCTGAAGAACGGCCGCAAGATGTCAGAGACCAACTCATTAAAGGAGCTTGAGTCTAAAGCCAAGCTCTACGATGAAGAGGGTTGGAGAATGCTCGGTGTTCTCAAGCAGCTTATCAAGGACAATAATATCAGCGTCCAGGGCAAGATTCTTGAATGGAAGAAAGCCAAGAGCGAGAATAAATAATCATCAGTAGAACGTAAGGTTCGCCGCCTGAAGAATGGTGGCCCGGCAGTAATTCACAAGAGCTTCTGCAACGAATGATCTCCTCCAGTGCATTCACTGGAGGTAATCCTTCGAGCTAAAGCTCTCTAGATCGAACTTATAGAGCAAGGCGCCAGCCGGGAGCCATGCTAGCCAAAAGTCGGTTACTGATTCGGTAACCGATTCAATGTTTAACCAAAAAAAATAAAGAATTATGAAGGAAATAAAGAAGATGATCAATACGAGCAAGCTTGCTCCTGCTCCTCTTGACAACAAGAACGTCATGCTAGACTGGTGGGAAGAAAACATGTTCGATGACGGAAGCTATTCATTCTCCGGGAATACATACCTCGGATTTATTGCAGGAGTTCCCGTAATGGCTACCATCAAGGATAATTTTGTTGAGCTTAAATGCATTCCGCAGCCATTCCGCAGTATGGATAAGCTTGACGATTTCGGAAATGCGGTAATCAGAAACATAACGGGAGACGACTGTCACCTTCTTACCGCAGTGATTTCGGAGCATAAGCAGTACATAGATGACGAGCGCGAGGAAGATATGAAACTTATCGTAACATTCTCCATCTATAATGGAGAAGCTATAATTTCATTCCACTGGAATGTACCGAAAGATTAGCCAAACATGTCAGTCGTTAGAAGCGGCTGACTACTCATATCATAACTAAATTTTGTTTAAATGGTTCAAGCCGGTCTGTCGTGAGACACGCCGGTTTTTGTTCCCCAAGTTTAACCAATTTTAAATTAGAATTATGAGTAGAAATTACTGGACATTAGGTAAGGAAGGAATGAGGACTCGTCTGTCAAAGGCACAGGCAGCTTATGAGAACGCAGTAGAGAACGTCAGCGACTTGCATGTCAAAATCAGTGAGGGTAATAGCAAATTGGGAGCTATCCCATCTGTATCGCTTATCCCTGTAATGGATTGCGGTAACTGCGCAATCTGTGCCAAGAGCTGCTACGACCTGCGTAACGACCTCATCTACAAAGAGGTCGTCAAGACTAGAACTATCAACTCCGCAATCTACCACGAGGATCCTGAGCGATACTTCAAGGAGATTGATGGCTACCTCAACTACCGCCATCCTAGAGCATTCAGATTCCACATCGGCGGCGACATACAGGACAAATGGTATCTTGACAAGATGTGCGAGATTGCTCGCAAGCATAAGGATACCAAGTTCATGGCGTTCACGAAGATGTTCGATGTGTGTAACGAGTACCTTGATGATGGAAACGTCATTCCTGAGAACATGCACATCTTATTCAGCGGATGGCTTGGTCTTAAGATGGATAACCACCACGGATTTCCGGAGGCGCATCCTATCTTCGAGAGCGGTACATCTGCTCCGGAAGGAACGTTGCTATGCACCGGAAACTGCACAGAGTGCCTGAAGGAAGATAGGCTATGCTGGTCTATCGGGAAAGGCCAGGCGGTAGGATTCCTCGCACACTAGCCAAAAGCCCTCTTCGGAGGGTACTATGTTTAACAAATTAAAATTTTGAATTATGGCAACAGCAAGAAGAGGTACAAGAATGCTCAAAGCTTCCGACATTATGAAGAGAAAGGGCATTGTCCAAAAACAGATGGACATGAACAAGTTCAACGAGGTTATAGAGAATTTCTTTATGACCCACGAGCCTAAGGAGACGATTCTCCTTAGGCCGAAGAGATTCATCGAGATGGATAACCCGCCAGAGGGAGACTTCATCGACTATCTCGATGTCAGCGTATGGGAGAAGAAGAGTGAGGACCCGGATGACCCGTTCGACTTCATCGACTATCAGTTCATGAAGAAGAACGGAATGCTCCGTCCTATCCTTATGGTGAACGAGCCTTTCATCGGCAATGCTGCCGGGTGGCTGAGAGATTTTTGTGGATTCACTGTGAAGAGCAGAACACGAAAGAAGAAGAAGGAATACATCGTGTCTCTGCCGGTGTAA